GAGTGACCGTTCCTTTAGAAACTCCGATGATTGAACTTGACGAAGAACCTGAATTAAATAAACCAAAGCGTTCAAGTGGAGATAAGAAATATGTTGTCTATGTTAGAAACCCTGACACAGGTAATATCAAAAAAATTGAGTTCGGTGATGAAAAAGGTGGACTCACTGCTAAAATCAATGATAGAGAGGCAGCAGCGAATTTTGCATCAAGACATAATTGCGATACTAAAGATGACAAACTCAGTGCAGGATACTGGGCATGTCGTTTACCAAAGTACGCAAAAGAACTTGGACTCAAAGGTGGCGGAGATTATTTCTGGTAAGCCATATAAGGATATAGAAGATATTCGTATATTTGATGTTGAACAACCCGATGAAGAGTTCGTTTGGCATAGAGATAATGAAGATAGAATTATTGAAGTATTGAGTGGAGATGGTTGGCAATTTCAACCTGAAGGCTCTTTTCCTGTATTATTAAAACCCGGTATTGGCTTTACAATAAGAAAAGGTGAATACCATAGATTAATTAAAGGTGTAAACAATTTGGAAGTTAGAATAACCAAACTGTTATAAATAAACATATTAAACAAGAATTAGGAGTCCAAAATGGATTGGAAGGAAATTATTGAAAGCAAGATTGAGCAAAAGGTTATGGCTAAATTAGAAGCCGAATCTGGCGACAAGGAAGAATATGAAAAGTTCTTTAAAGCTGCTTTAAAAAAGTTTGGTGTTGATTCTCCAGCAGAACTCGACGATGCAAAGAAGAAAGAATTCTTTAATTACGTTGATGCAAATTGGAAAGGAGACAACGAAAAGGCAGAAGACCTCGATGAGACAGAAGCATCTGATACTCTCGAGCCCGATGCAAAGAAAAAGAAATTAGCTGCTTCTAACTGCGGCAGTTAATTCTATTATATAATAGGAGTAAATTATGTTTTTGATTGATTGGATTAAAAAGCTTTTTGGCGTTGAAGACAAAGCTCCTGCTAAAGTACAACCTGTAAAAGCAAAGGCAGAACCTAAAAAGGCTGCTGTTGCTAAAGGTCCTAAAGTTACTAAAGCTGCGTTAGGTAAACTAACAAAAGCTGGACTTGAGGCTGAAGGTCGTAAGGCAGGAATTGAGTTGGACAAACGTAAAAAGAAAGCCGACTTAGTCGATGAACTATATAAAGTTCTAAAATAAAAATTTATTATTAACGTTAATAAAATAAAACAAGGAGATAACAATGGCACTATGGGGAAAAACAGACGCGGCAGCTTCCGTACCTAAGTGGCTCGAAGACAGTGCAGATAACACTAACAAGTCTCATGATAAAGACAACGCAGTATTCGTTGACTTAACAGAGGCAGGTGTTGCATCTAACAGAGCTAAAGGTCTCAAGGGTCCTGGTTGGTGGTTATACCACACATCAAACGGTCGTCATTATGCAGAATGCTTGGTACCTATGAAGGTATCTGCAGTTGATGCTGGTGACTTAGGTGTGACAGGAACTGGTGACGATACAGTTGTAGCTGACAGCTAATTCTAAATAGTTAGCCTTTTATTGTTATGAATTTGACAGAATCAACCTTTCTGCTATATGCGATGAAACACTATGACAATCCTCAGTGTACTGAGATGTCGGAGTTCGAAGAGGATATTAAAAGATTTCAATATCTTCGTAAACTCTTCAGTCGTTATAGGCAAGATTCTGAATTGAAAGAAAGGTTGATTTTGAACCATCTCATTGTAATATTCAATGTGTTTGGTCCAGGCGCAACGAACATGTTATTCATGAGGTTGCACGAATATCACGAGTATTTAAAACCATTCGTGGAGTATTTGAATTTTATGCCTGAGGTATTAGTATACGATGATATGATGATAAATTCAGATTCTATTAAAGGAGATGAACTTATCGAACTAAGGCTTAAGGAAATATAAATGGTAGATTTATTTTTAGCTTATTCTTTTATTAAGAGGTTGGTAAAACCTTTTAATAAGTGGCCTGCTTATAAGTTGGGAATCATTGATGAAAAAGGCAATATTCTCATTAAGCGTAAGGACTTTGGTAAGAATGAGCAAAAGAAAGCTTTTGGTGTGTTTGACCAAATGATATTAAATATCAAAAAGCTTTTAAGTAAACTACCTGGTGGTCAAACAAAACTGGCAAGTTATGCAGCAGCTCTTTGGTTAATTAAAGAGCAGCAAAGAATTGAAGCTACAAATTATTTAACAGAAGAATCTGTTGATGAAGATTTGGAATTGGCTTTAAAAAGATTCTTAGATGAATACGGCGCGGTTATTGCTGAAATAGCAAAACGCGAAATGGAAGAAGAACCTGTAAATAATGTAGGTGGTGGAAACATTGCCGGCCTAGGAGTAGGTCCTCAAGGTGAACCCGGCGTTTCTAAAAAGAATCAAAAGAAACACAAGAAACGTGTTCGTGATTTGATTGGCACAATAATGGTTGATGAAGATGCGGTTGCACAAGCTCAATTAAAAGCAAGGCAAGCATCTGAACTTGAGTTGATGAAACAACGCCAAGACAAAGAAAAAGAAAGAATTAAGTTAAAGCACGCTGCTGAAGCCGAAAGGCAAAAGAATCAAGATGAAGTTGAAAAAGAGCGTGAGAAACGTAAACAAGAACGCGATAAAGAGCGTGCTGCGGCAAAACAAGCTATGGGTTCAGCTGCAGGTTAATTAAAAAGGAAGGAAATATGAGATCTTTTAAACAGTGGGAAGAGACATTAAACGAAAAGTTTAATTTACCTAGACCTCCAAAACCAGGAGCCCCAATTACTGGATTCCAAGGCAAGTTTAAAATCAATCAAGAAGCAATGCATGATGATAATACATCAGCACCTGTTATTAAAGATGTTAAAGCTGCTTTAAAAATTGTAGAAAAACATTTTAGAAAGTTAGGTCTACAATACAAAGAGGAAGAAGTTTTAATTGGTCCAATGGATGTTGCTAAACAAGAAAGATTGAAAATCGGTAGTGGTGATTTAGATTTTGCGTTAGATATCTATCCTGGCTATTCAGGTAAAAACCCAAAATTACCAAGAGACAAGGAAATAGATTTTAGTGATATGATAAAAGAATTAGGTAAACTAAAATCATTTGGTAATTTCCCAAGAACGGATATCTCAATTAATTGGGATTACTAATTACGGTTAATTATGCCAACTTATGATAAGGTATTAGAGTTAGCTGAAGTACTCAAGTTTGACTCTGATAACACAATTAAGAAAGTAACGCTTAATATTAAAACTTATGATGTAGCAGTCGGAAGTAATATTTATGCAGTGTCACCTATGGTTGCTGTATTAAGTGCTGAAGATTATTCCAATACATCAATATCAAAAGTCTCTACAGCAAACACAGCAGTTGATATTGCGTTGTGGGGATATGAATATGCAGGCGGTGATACTTATTATGATAACACTATTAAAGAAAATGCAGAGAGTATCGTAGCAGGACTTTTAGAATTCCAAGGTACATCTGCAGTTGATATTACAACATTAACATAGAGGTAAAAATGTTTTTTAAAGATACAAAATTGGACAGAGAAGCAGTATTTGAACAATTAAAAATTGACGAAGGTGTAGTGAATGAAGTATATCTCGACCACCTTGGTTATCCTACATTTGGTGTAGGTCACTTAGTATTAGAATCAGACCCAGAACATGGAGCTGAAGTTGGTACGCCTGTCTCGGAAGAAAGAGTTAAAGAATGTTTCGAGAAGGATTTAGATATCGCAATCAGTGAATGCGAAAAACTTTATGATGAAGGAGTCTTTGGAGACCTACCTGATGAAGTACAACAAATCTTAGTTAATATGATGTTCAACATGGGAAGAACACGTTTAAGTAAGTTCAAGAAAATGCATGCAGCAATTCTTGATGAAGATTGGAAAACGGCTGCAGTAGAAGGTCGTGATTCAAGATGGTACAAACAAGTGACGAATCGAGCAGAACGTTTGATGTCACGTTTGGAATCAGTATAAATAAATTTTTAAATAATGAATGGAGAATAAAAATGCCAGTAAATGATATTATCGCGCAAGCGTTGGATAACAATCCACTTAACCTCAAGAAAGCTTTTGATGATGAAATGACAACTCGAGTAAGAGCTGCATTAAATCAAAAGTATCAAGACATGACTCAGGAGAATCCTGAAGTAGCAGAAGTAGAAACTATGGCAGCTGACCTAGCAGCCGAACCTGTTGCTGATGAAGCGCCTGAAGTTACTGACGAGATTCCTACCGAAGAAAACTAAAATGTTTAACCAATTATTCATAGGAATTATATTGGTTCTCGGTTTAGGTTCATATTGGTTATATAACGAAAACGTAACTCTTAAAGAGAACACAGTTAAATTGGAAGCTGCTGTTGAAGAACAGAAAGCTACAATGGCTGCTATGCAAGAATCTTATGAGAGACAAGGACAATCGTTAGCAAACCTTCAACGTAATTATAATCAAATAGAGCAAGAGAAGGATCAGTATCTTGCGATATTTGCTCGACACAATTTAAATAAACTTGCAGTTGCTAAACCAGGATTGATTGAACCAACTTTTAATAATGGAACTGCTGAAGTATTTGGAGATATAGAAAATGACAGCAAAGCTATTAGCGAGCTTAACGCTCCTGACATTCCTTAGCGGTTGTAGTACATTACAGAATATCTTCGGCGAAAAAGAAGTCGAGATTATTACGAAACCTGTAAAAATCGAAATTATACAACCAACTTTACCTCGTCCTATTGAATTGGAAAATCCTAAATGGTATGTTGTATCTGAAGCAGTAATTACTAATCCTTGTAAGGCCCTCCCCACAGGTGAATATAAGGACGATGGAACACCCAAAACCAAAAGGCCGAAGGATTGTACCTTAGAAGAAAGAGAGCATCCAGAATGGCCTGTAGGATATACGTATCTTGACCGTTTTCTCGATGAAATGAAAAAACTCAATAACGGAGATGTTGTATTTGTCGCAATGACAATCGGCGATTATCAAATGATGGCTGGAAACACTCAGGAGCTCCGTAGATACATTCGTGAACTTGGAGAGGTTATTGTATATTATCGTAATGTGACGATAGATGACGAGCCTGCTCAAGGTTTAGCAATTGAGAGAAATAAAACAAATAATAATTGACATATCTCTCCATTTGACCCCAACTAATAGATAAATATCCATTGACATATTATGGATTTTGTGGTATAATAATAACCTAATCGGAGCAAATATGTCTGACGATTTAAATCACGTTAAGACCGACATTGCCCTTATTAAGAAAGACATCCAATCAATTGGGAAGTTTTTTGATAAGGTCGATGAAGCAGTAGACGGAATGGCAGATATTGCCAAGTCCCTTGCTGTGCAGCAACAAATCATGGAGAACTTTCAGACCAAAATTGAATACATGGATGAAAGGCTTGCCGACCAAAGGCGCATGAACATGGAAGCTCGTCTTGCCATGAAGGAAGAACTTGATGAATACAAGCAAGCTTTCAAAGAAGAAATGTTAAATGCAATGGTCGAAGGCAAAGAGCAACATCGTGTAATGGCAGAAGAAACAAAAGCTGCCCATGAAAGAAGACATACTGAAACTTTGGCAATTATTGATAATATAGTACGTGACGTTAAAGATAAAGTAAACATACAAGAACAACAAATCCGTTCTTTGGAAAATCTAAAGTGGTGGATGCTAGGAGCATTCGCAATTATCACTTTCATTTTAAATTATGCTGACCTATCGGTTATTTTCAAATAACCATTGACATCTCACTTACATTAGTATATAATAGCCTGAAAGATTAACAAATTTTGGATTTTATATTATGCTTGACTTTGTGGATATTCAGTACGCACAGCATTTGGCTGGGCGCCTGGACAGATACAAGATAACTAATCGCAACCCTTATAAGATTAACTTTCGCTGTCCCATTTGTGGTGATTCAAAGAAAAGTAAATCTAAAGCTCGGGGTTGGCTGCTCGAGAAAGAAAACAACTTCTACTTTTACTGTCATAACTGCGGTGAAAGTCATTCCTTTTCCAACTTTCTTAAAGCAGTCGACCCCATTTCCTATAATGATTATGTCGCAGAGAAATTTATCAACAATGCGAATAATGCTCCTAAGACACAAACATCAACTCTAGATGACACTAAATTTGAACAACCAAATTTCTCTCACAGTGATGTCTTAAAAAACTTAAAAAAAATCAGTCAGCTCCCACATAATCACCCAGTAAAGAAATATATAGATAAAAGGAGTATTCCTACTAAGCATCATTACCGTCTTTATTTCGCACCAAGATTTAAAGAATGGATTAACGGAATCATTCCAAATAAGTTCGAGAACGTAAAGAAAGACGAGCCTCGCTTAGTTATTCCTTTTTTAGACAAAGACCGAAAATGTTTCGGAGTTTCAGCTCGAGGGTTTGACCCTGAGGGCCTTAGGTATATTACCATCATGTTTGATGAAGTACCTAAAATTTTTGGACTCGACAAAGTAAACTTTAAAGAAAAGTATTACGTGGTCGAAGGTGCGTTGGATAGTATGTTTTTATCAAACGCTGTTGCGATGGCAGGAGCTGATGGCAATACTAATGCACTTGACCATGTAGGGAATGCCGTCTTTGTATTTGACGCTGAACCTCGTAATCGCGAGATTCATAAGCGTATGGAAAAAATTATTGATATGGGTCATCAGATTGTAATATGGCCAAACGATATACCTGGAAAGGACATCAATGAAATGGTTCTTAGTGGTAATATAAAATGTGTAGAGAGTTTAATGAGAACAATTACTTATAAAGGTTTAGAGGCTAAATTGAAATTTCAACAATGGAAAAGGACATAGATAATGAAGGTTAAATTGATTAGTTATAGTCAATCCCCTGAGTACAACGAATCAGCTCAGGACTTAATTGCTTACTGCGCAAGAGTAAGTAATCCAAACAATCAAAACAATAAAGAGACATCAGAAAAACTTTTGAAGTACCTTGCTAAACATAAGCATTGGTCTCCATTTGAAATGGTGAGTGCTTGTTTGGAAATTGAAACAACTCGTGATATTGCTCGACAATTATTGAGACATCGTTCTTTTTCTTTTCAAGAGTTCAGTCAAAGATATGCTGACCCAGTTGATGATTTAGAATTAATTCCAAGAGAAGCAAGATTACAAGATCCAAAGAATCGTCAAAATTCTATTGATATTGATAGAGATAACGAACAAGAAAGAAGAATCGCTGAAGATTGGCGAATGAAACAAATGGCGTTTATGCGTGAAGCTAAACAATTATATAAATGGGCAATTGATAAAGGAATTGCGAAAGAGCAAGCAAGAGCAGTTTTACCTGAAGGAAATACCGTCTCTCGTCTGTATGTAAACGGTACATTAAGAAGTTGGATTCATTACATCGAACTTCGCAGTGGTCATGGAACACAATTAGAACATATTGAACTTGCACGAGCTGTTGCTGAAGCTATCGCAACTATCTTTCCTTTATCAGAGCAATATGTACAAGAATAAGGAGAAGACATGCAGCACTTAGGTATTGAAATTGAAACAAAGAGAGATAAGGATCTTTCTGAACAATCATTTAAATTGTTAAAAGATTACTATTGTCGTGACGATGAAAAGTCACCTCAGATGGCATATGCTCGAGCAGCAGTTGCTTTTTGTAATGGTAATTTAAAGCTTGCACAAAGAATTTATGACTATGTTTCAAAAGGCTGGTTTATGTATGCATCTCCTGTCTTATCAAATGCCCCAATTAAAGGAGAACCAGTTAAGGCATTACCAATCAGCTGCTTTCTTACCTATGTTCCAGACACATTAGACGGTCTTATAGACCATACCGCAGAACTTAGATGGTTATCTGTTAAAGGTGGTGGAGTAGGTGGTCATTGGTCTGATATTCGTGCTGTATCAAAGAAAGCTCCAGGTCCTATGCCGTTCCTTCATACTGTTGATGCTGATATGGTTGCTTACCGTCAAGGAAGAACAAGAAAAGGTTCTTATGCTGCATATATGGATGTTGACCATCCTGACATTGTTGAATTTATTAATATGCGTATTCCTACAGGTGATGTAAACCGTAAGAATCTAAATTTACACCACGCAGTTAATATTACAGACAAATTTATGGAAGCTGTTGAGGCAGGTACTGATTGGAACTTATTAGACCCAAATGATAAATCAGTTCGTGATACAATGTCAGCTCGTAAGCTATGGGAGTTGATTTTAGAAACACGTTATAGAACAGGTGAACCATATCTTAACTTTATTGATACAGCAAACCGTGCTTTACCTGATGCTCAAAAGGCAAAGGGTTTAACAATTAAGGGGTCTAACCTATGCAATGAAATTCATTTAGTGACCGACGAAGAAAGGACAGCAGTATGTTGCCTATCATCAGTTAACCTTGAAAAGTATGATGAATGGGTAGGAACATCAATGGTCAAAGACTTAACTGTATTTTTAGATAACGTTCTTCAGTTCTTTATTGATAATGCTGGTGACGAAATTAGTAAAGCAAGATATTCAGCGCAACAAGAAAGATCATTAGGTTTAGGTGCGATGGGTTTCCATTCGTATCTACAAAAGCATTCAGTACCATTTGACTGCGAACAGGCTGTTGGTATTAATGAAGCAATATTTAAACATATTAAAGATGAAGCATTAGCAGCTACTTTAGAAATGGGTAAGCGTCGAGGTGAAGCTCCTGATATGAAAGGAACAGGTCGTCGTAATGCTCATATGTTAGCTATTGCTCCAAATGCAAATAGTTCTATGATTGTAAATACAAGTCCAAGTATTGAACCTTGGAAAGCAAATGCATTTACTTCTAGAACAAGGGTGGGATCTCACCTAAATAAAAATCCATATCTCGAAGCAGAATTGGAAAAAATTGGAAAGAATACCGAAGAGGTATGGTCAACGATTATTACAAACGGTGGTTCAGTGCAACACCTAGATTTTTTACATGACCATG